GTTATATGTCAGCGTACCGAGGATCGAATGTGACCTGAACCTCGTTTCGACATCGCGACCGAGTGAATCCACCAGCTGGACATCGTCGGCATTGAAGAAACGATACTTCAGGCCGACATCCCAATTGTCGGTCAGCGGAGCGCGCACACCGGCGAGCACCTGCCAGGCGAAACCGGTGTCCGAATCATCAAGGGCGTCCGGACCGGCAGAATTGACGGTGAGGTTGATGTCGGTCCGTGCCACGCCGGCACCACCGCCGACGAAGCCTTGCAGGCCATCATCGGGACCGAAATCGAGCAGACCGTTGACCATGAAGCTCAGAGCGCTGGCATCGCCGTTGGCAGCGAATGTGCCGCTCTGCGCGAGGCCGGTAGCGCCGGACTGAAGCCCGCTTGTTCCGACGCTGACCGAGTCAGCATCCGCCTGACGATAGCTGGCTTCGGCTTCTAGGCGAAAGCTGCCAAAGTCGTAGCCGACGATGCCGCCGAAATCGAATCCCTTGTCCATGTCGGCACTGGCTTCGTCAGAAGCAGTACCAATGTCGAAATCGAGGTCTTCGACGATCATCGCGCCGCCATCGAGCTCGACATACCATTGGTTGTCTCGAGCAAGGGCAGGCGATGCGAGGGCCGTAGAGGCCAACGCCGCACCTATGACGAGTTTCCGCATTATATAATTCCCCTTTATAGCGAAATTGAGCCACCGAGTGGAGTTTTCTAACTTTTCCCCAAGGTGGTGGCAAGCAGGCAATTACCGGAAACTGTTGCAAGAATGTCTCTATAATACATCCGCGCGCCAAAAATTTTTCCGGAAATACCTGTCCCGCGGCCAACCAACGAAAGCTCTGCTTTTCGGTTCCCGCTAGCTGCCGGAAAAGAATCCGGCGACCTCGAGCGCGCCGATCAGGCTGGCAATCGCGTCGCGCGCTTCCTCGTCGACCACTGCGCCGCCTACGGGGCTAGCCGACCTGGTCGGCCGCACCCATCCATTGTTGCGGATCACGAACTGGCCGCTGGACCGATCGAAGACACGCATTCCGTCGAGAGGCGGGACGAAGCTCCATTGGCCATCGAAATAACAGGCAAGCTCCTCTTCGTGGCCAGCCCATTCGGCTGTAGCGGGTGAAACCACCAGCCAGCATTGCCCGTCTGCGGGATCGGCGGGAGGATCGCTCGTTTCGCCCTCGACAGCGGCATGGAGCAGCCAGTCGGCCAGCAGATGCGCTTCGTTGACGAAAAATTCTTTCTGGACCTGTGCGGCAAACAGCAAGGGCAGGCCGAACCTGGGCGTGGCAGCGGGATATGTCACTGGATCGGGCATATTGTCGTCTTTCTCCGGGGATGAACCCGGTCTGGTCAGGCAATTGTGGCAAGAAGCAGGGGATCGGAAAGGGCGTGCTCGCCCACTTGCCGGACCCACAGATGTTCGTTTGCATGATTGGCGGTCAACTCGGCGGATTCGGCGCTGGTGAAGGAAATTGCCGGCACTTGGGTTTCCCAGCTCCTCAAGGGGCTGTCCGCCGGCCCCAGGCCGACACGATAGGCCTCGATCTCCTCGACAAGAGGCGCGTCGACGCCATCGAGCCACTCCCACTTGCCCCTTGCGCGGCGGATCCAGCTGAATTCCCAGCCGCCATCCACGGCAATCTGCTGACGGGGATGAACCGGCGGGATGGGGCGCAGGCTCCACCCGCGGCTTGCGATTTCGGCCACGACCGGCGCGTCATCCGCTTGCCCGAGCGCCGCGATACTCGCTTCGCCTGATGCGGGAAGGACGCCAGGGTCGAGCGTCGTGAGCCGTTCGTCGAGCAGGGCCACGGGCGTTCCGGGCGCATGCCCGCGCGCGGCAGCGGCTTCGCTCCCGCCCCGACCGCGCAAGATGCCCTCCAGCCTCCAATGCCCACCGCCGATTGGTTCGGCATGAGCGAACTGGAGAATCTCGTCGCCTACCAGCATCCGGTTTGCACCATTGGCGATGGCCGCGAGGGTAGCAGGCTCCAGCAAGAGATCCGCCGCGACGAGTTCGATCTCGATTGCGGCGCGCGATTCGAAGCGGGTCGCTCCGCTTGGTGCGAGGGCAGCACTGGTCTGCCCGATTATCGCCCGGCTGCGCCCCGCTGTTCCGATAGGGATCAACTCGCCTTCCCGGACTGAGTAGAGGGCAGCGCCTTTCCAGCCCGCACCCGCACTGCTGGCTGCCGCAAATACGGACGGCGTATCGGAGGAACCGTAACCGTTCCACGGCACTTCAAAGGCTTGCAACTGCGTCGGTGCAGCGAACAGATCCGGTGCGACGGCGGCGGTGCCGGCATCGCCCGGCTGGCTGGCCCGGGCCACGGGCGGCAGCCTGCGAAGCGACAACTCGATGCCCCGCTCGCGCCATTCCCAGCCTTCGACTTGCCAGACGCCGGCCACGCCGGGAGCGCGGACGAGGCTGCCGGGGGCGACGGCCGGATCGAGCTCTGTGATCCGCCAGGAAAGCGTTTCGCCGCGCCAGCTTTCGCGCTGGGCAATGCGATTGGCGAGCAAGCGGGCATTGTCCGCCGAAAGCGCGGCAGGAAATTCCAGCGTGCGGACATAGCCTGGCGGCGTGCGGCCCTCGGCTCGCTGAATGCCGGGCTGATAATCGCGAGCAATATCGTAATAGCGCAAGGCGCGCGGTGCTTGCGCCTCGCCCGCCTGCCGCTGTCGCCGGTGACCGGATTCGGCGCCGAAGTCGCCCTCTTCCCACCCTCGCGACGCTTCAGGGAGCGGAATGGGTTCGGCGGAAGCATCTTCGGCCGTCACCGACAGAGCGGTTCCGCCGGCATGGGCAGTAACGGGATAGACGCTGTCGATCACGGACAGATGGGCGGCCAGGCTGCCGCCATCCTGGGTGAAGCCGGCCAGTTCGGGCATGGAGCCTCCGGTTTCGACATCGATTTCTGCAGTTTCCAGCAGTTCGGCCAGCGCGACCGGGCCTTCGCTGGCGAAAATCTCGAAGGTGAGCGCCGGGATGCGGTTGCCGAAATCGGCCAGTTGCAGGTCTTCGAACACGACATAGGCGCAGCCGCGAAAGGCCGGGCATGCGGAACCCTCAGCTGCGGCGAGCAGGGGATCGACCGGTTGTTCTCCGGTTCCGCGATAGATCCGCAACGATCCGCCCGTCTTGAGGTCGCCCGACGGGCCGCGCAGCAGATTGCCGTCGGCCCAGATGCGGCCGATGCCTGCGATCGGGCGGCTGGCGAGCGCGACAGCGAAGGACACGCTGTAGCTGTAGGTGGTCGTCTTTGGCTGGCCCTTGCCGCCGCCGCTTGTCTCCCGGCTTTCGACAAGGTCGGTGGCCCAGATGATCGTGCCCGAACTGCGCATGTGCCCGTAGTGGCGCGCGATCGGGTCTCCATAGCTCGAACTGGTGATCGCCAGCTCCTTGAGCCGTGGGCCTTCGCGCCTGCCGCTGCCGATGATGGCGGAATCGATCTGGCGCCCGGCCAGTGCGCCGAGCGCGCCGCCAAACGGACCGCCGACCAGCGTGCCGACTGCGGAAAGGAGCAGGGTTGCCATGGGTCAGCCTTCCAGTGTGGTTGGAGCGAAGCGCCAGTGGTGGAGCACCGGCCAGGGCAGCGGGCCGGGCATGGCCACGACGCGGCGCAGGCCGGCGTGGGCATGGATGAAGCGATCCGGGACGCTCGCCACCAGCAAATGGTGCTGCGCCGGACCGGGGCGGACGAGGATGAGATCGCCTGCCAGGATCGCGCCGCTCGCGGGCACGAGGCCGCTCGGCGCGAGGCAGGCAAGGTGTATGTCGATGTCGATATTGCGCAGCCGGTAGCCCTGCGGAATCTCACAAGCGAAGCCGCACCGGCGCATGGCCTCGGCGACAAGGCCGATACAATCCAGTCCGCTGCGCGGATCGCGCCCGTGCAGCCGAAAAGCTGTGCCAACGAGGCTTGCCGCCGCATCTGCCAGCCGTTCGCCGGCTGTCTCTTGCTGGGCGGCCATCACGAAGGCGAGGGATAGCGGGCGAGCAGATCATTGCCCGGCAGGAACGGCTCGCCCTGAAAGTTCGCGGCATTGGCGAAGCGTGCGTGGCAGGTCGCCAGCCTGTGATCGCAACCTTCGCGTAGCTGAGCGCGCAACCCGGTTTCGAGCGCGGGATCGAGCGGCGTATCGGGAACGATGCCGCCGGTATCCGCGGCTGCGACGCCGATCCGCAAGCCTGCCTGCGGCCCGTCGAGCCAACGCAATTCGCCGCTGGCGAAGAGAGCGTGGTCCGCAATATCGAACTGGACGCGGTTCTCCGCGAAGTCGATCGCGAGCGCCTGTGCCTCATGCGTGAACCTGACCAGCGACAGCGTGCAGCCCGGCCCGCCGAAACGCGCGCGGCAGGTCGGGCTGGTGCGCGGTATGGGGTCGATCGCGAGATCGGCCTTGGCCGAGCGCAATTCGGCGGTGAAACCAGTGCCTTCTTCGGCAACCACACCGATCGAGCCGTGATAGAGCGTCGCACGCTCGAGGTTCTCCCAATCGACTGCGCCCATCTCGATCCGTGCGCCGTCATAGCGCCCGGCGGCGAGGTCGGCGGCGGAAATGCTGTCATGGGTGAGCGCGCCCTGCACTTCGGCGCTGTCGGGATCGAGCTCGGCGCTCTTGCGGATCGCGGCTGGCAGCATGCCGGGCGCGCCGCGGTGGAGCACGCCGTCGAACCACAGGTCGCGGTCATGGCTGGTGAAGCCCAGCGTCACGCCGTCGCGCCGGTGGATGCGCCACCAGGTGGCGACGCCTTCCAGCTCTTCGCGGAAGAATATCCGGCTCATGATGCCTCGCGGATTTCGATGAGAGGAACCGATGGCGCTTCGCCGGCGGCGAAATTGGCTCCGGTGATGTCGAGCCGGTCTTCAGCAAAGCGCACCGGCACGTCGAACAGGAAGCCGGCGCGCAGCACGGCGCCGCTGGGCGGGGCGGTGCCGAAAACGACCTGTCCCCCGCTCGCCAGCGTGAAGTCTCCGGTAGCAACGCCGTCGATACTGACCAGCAGCGTTTCCGCGCGCGGGCGGGTGATCGGGCGGAGCTGCGCTTCGCCTTCGTCCTCGCCATAGCGTTTGACGAGCTGGAAGGTGGCGCCGAGCCCGTCTCCCGTGCCGAGCAACTGGTCCATGGCGGTCGGTGTGCCGGTCATCCCGTTGGAGGAAAAATCGAACGGGTCCGACAGGCGGAAACCGCGCGCTGCCCCGCGCCGTGCCCGGAAAAAACGCAAGAGCACGCCGAGTTCCTCTTCGGAACGCAGCCCCGGGCCGACATCGAAGCGCAGCCGCGCGTCGGACCATAGCGAATTGCGCCTTTCGTGCCCCGATGCGGTGACCGAAACGGTGGTCGCGAATTCGGGGCTGACCGCGGCATCGCGGCCGAGTGCGAGCGGATAGAGCACGTCGTCGAATGCTTGCATCTGATCCTCCTGTGAAGGGGCGAGGCGGGTGTATCCGTCCCGCGCAACCTGCGGCAGCGCCCAGACGAAGCGCTGCGAAATGCCGCGCGCGGCGGCTTCGTCGAGCGCATCGTCGATAGGCGGCCAGCTGATCTCGGCGGCCTCGGCCTGAAGAACGAAGCCGGCGAGGTAATCCTGCCGGTCATGCGGATAGCCGAGCCGCTGGTCGACTTCGGCATAGGCCGCGCGGCGCAAGGCCTCGGCGCCGGTGGTGAGCCAGTCGTAATCCTCCAGCTGGAGCCGGTCGAAAGCGGGCCAGGCCCAGCCGCTGGGCAGATTGGCGCGCTTCAATTCAGGCATGTCGGACGCGAGAATCGTGGGCGTGAAAGCGAGCAGCAGCACTTCGGCCGGCCCGCTCGCCGCGTCGCGCACGGCCTGCGCCAGCGCGGCGGTCGATTGGGCGAGCAGTGCGCCTGCCGCATCGAGTAGCGCCAGCTGCGCCGGATCGAGCGGCCCGCGCATGTCCGCGATCACCGGCGGAGTGCCGCCGAAGGCCGCTTGCGCTGCGTCGTCGTAAAGACAGGGCCGGCCGTCAGCCATGACCCACCACCACGGCTCGCCGATCTGGAACAGCACGGGCAGGCCGGCCTGTTCCTGCAAACCCACGAAATTGGCTGCGACCGCCTGCAGGAACGCCATCGCTTCGCCATTGGCGGGCGAGAGCAAGGCGGATGGCGGCACCCAGCCGGTCAGCGCGGCTTCGCCGTCATGCGCGCGTTGCCTCCAGCCGTCCGGGCAATGTTCGGCGAAAAGTTCGTAGGAGAGCGAGGCAATCGCCTCATACCCGCGCAGCGCACATTCGGCGAAGAAGCTGCCGTGCCAGCTTTCGGCGGGGGTGCACAGCGTTCCGTCGGCTGCGACCAATAGTGCGCTTCCTTCAGGCACGAGCCGGAAGAAATGGCTCATGCCGACATAATGGACGATCCGCCCGCGATAGCCGAGGCCGCGGATCATGCGCAGCAGCCGCGCGGGTGTCTGGTTGAATGCGTCGTCATAGGCGGTGGCAATCTGCTCGCCATGGGGCGGCAGCATCACGTCGCCTATCGTCAGCATGGCGTGTTCGCCTTCGCAGAGGATTTCGCTCAATTCGGCCCAGCCATCGGCGCGGGCGGCCAGCGGCTCGGCGCTGCCCGGAGCATAGTCGGGCGGGACGAGCGAGATGAACATCCGGTCGATATCGGCCGGGTGGACCGGCTCCCCGGGCAGGAAGAAGCCGCTTCCCAGATCGGAAAAGCGCAATTCGATCTGCGCGTCCTCGCCCGTGCCAGCGGCATAGTTCCACAGCCGGACATACCAGGCGCGCGGCGTGCCATCGGCATCGCGCCCTTCGATCGTCAGTGTCGGCCCGTGGACCGCATTGAGCGGCGCCACCCCGCCCGAGCGCCAGCGGAAACGCAGCACGGTATGCGAATAATCGCGCTTCGTCGCATAGGCGAGCAGCGGATGGTCGAGCGTGTCGACGCTGTCCCAGATCAGCCCGGCAAGCTCGCCGGCATGATGGAACTCGCAATCGACCCGCATGCTGTCAGGCCCGGTCGCAATCACCGATGCCATGATCGGGCGCGGGAAATTGACCGTCCAGAAGCGCGGGTCGAACCGCTGGATGAAATCGCTGTCTTGCCCGCTCCGTTTGCGGGCCAGCCAGAAGGGCATTGGTTTTCTCCTCAGGCGTGTTCGGCCATGCGGTTTGCTTTTCGCGAACCGAAACAGCGCGCGTCGTAATTGTTCGGTAATTTCCGGTCGGCGGTCAGCCGACCGCAAGCGCGGAAGCGAAGCCGAAGGCGCAGCTGTCCAAAGGACACCTGCAAGCGCGCCGCCGCTTATGCGGCGAAGCCAAGGGGCGCGGATGCGCCCCGCCCGGCGTTTGAGGGTTCAATCAATCAAAGCTCGCCTTACGGCGCTGGCGACCTGGCGCGAGGAGCGTTGCAGGGCGACGGGCGCTGCCGTGCCGCGCGGTGCGGCGAGACTTATGACGACATTGACATTGCGCGGCTGGGCCGGGCCCGAGGGAGCGGTTTCGACACGGCCCGCACTGGTCGGCACGAACAGTTCCGGCCCGCGCTCGCCGACGAGATAACCGCGACCGGGCGCGACCGGGCCGCCGGTGGCACGGCCCGGCAGGCCGAAGATCGTGCCGATCGCGCCGCCCAATATGCCGCCCAGCCCGCCGGAATTGCCGAAGCCGCCGAGGACATTGCCCAGCCCGGCCTGCAGCGCCTGCGCGGTGATCTGGTCGATCGCCTGAAAGGCCACGCGCTTCAGGTCCTCGAACCCCAGGCTGCCGCGCCTTATGGCGGAGAGCAGCCCGTGTTCGAGCACATTGCCCGCGCGCGAAAATCCGTCGAGCAGCGTCGTATCGAAAGTGCCGCGCATCTGCTGCACATCCGCCGCAAAGCCGCGCGTGCTAGCGCGGACGTCGATCAGCAGTTCATCGATATTATCGTCCATTTTCGTCACGCTCCATCATGCGGCGTATCGCCTCGCGGCTGAGTGGTTCGCTGGCCGGGGCCGAAGGATCGGCGAGGCACAGTGCCAGTTCGGCGGGTGTCGCGCTCCAGAATTCCGCCGGTCGCCAGCCGAGCAGGCGCGCCGCGATTCCTGCCAGCCGCGCCGCAGTTTCCGCGAAAGTCATCTCCCCTCTCGCGAGCGGGAGGGGGATTTTGACCGGATCATCGTGCTTGCCCCTGCAGGATCTGGCCGAGCAGGGCGCGCAGCGGCTTGGCGCAAGCGGCGAGGCCGGCCTGCATCACCGCTTCGCCGACTTGCTCGCGGCTGAGCGCGTCGCGCTCCACAAGGCAATGCCAGAACAGCATGGCCACTTCGGCAAGACGCAGCCGGCCTTCGCCCGCGCGCTCTACCAGAGCGAACAGCGGGCCGAGTTCTTCCTCGGCCGCGACCAATGCGGTGAAGCTGGGGCGGAGCAGGCGCGGCCGGCCGGCGACGATCAGCTCCGCTTCACCTCTTACGGGATTGGGTGTGTTTGTCGCGCTACCGCCTGCGGCTGCTTGAGCGCGGTTCATGCCGGCACCACCGCACCGGAGCTTTCCAGCTGCAGCGTGTAATTGCGCTCGCCATTGAAATCGCCGGCATAGTCGAGCCGCTGGACCAGGAAGCGCCCGCGCAGCTTCTCGCCATCCTCGAAGGACAGTTCGTAATCGTCGATCGTTCCGGCCAGCGCATGGGTCCGCAGCGCATTCTCGGCCTCGCTGCCGAGGAAGATGCCGCTGGCGCTGACCGAGACCGAGCGCGTTCCCGCGCCGGAGAGCAGCTCGCGCCAGCCGCCCGATTCCTTGTGCGTGACGACGACTGTGTCGCCATTGATCGACATTTGCGTGGTTCTGAGACCGGCGACGGTCTGGTAGGCGAGCGGCAGCGCGCCGTCACCGATCTTTAGGAGGAAGGCAGCGCCTTTCTGGGCAGTCATGGGAGGTTCTCCGGTAAAGCCCCCTCCTCTTCAGAGGAGGGGGTTGGGGGTGGTGGCGAGCGGAGCGAGCGGCAAAAGCACCACCCCGCTGCGACTAGGGCCTGCTGCGCAGACCCAAGTCTCGCTGCCCCTCCTCTGAAGAGGAGGGGCTACATTAAACGGATGCCAGCAGCAGAAACCTGTATTCCATCAGCACGGCGCGCAGGTTCTTCGCGCGGCGTTCGGCGCGGGCGCGCAAAAAGTGGGAACTGGCGATTTCGAACGCGCCTTGGATCCGGGGCAGGCTCTCGATGCGCTGGTCGATCGCCTTCACCAGCGTGCCGTCTGCCCCGCTGTCGTCGCCGCGCGTGTGCAGCTCCAGCGCGATGCGGATTTCGCGTCCGGCGCGGTCCTTGGTGCTCCAGTCGGTCGACGCACTGGCGACGATGCCGAGCCAGGGCGGTGCGGTGCGCAGCGGCGCTTCTTCTTCCACCGCATTGAGCGCGGCAAGGGCGGGGTCGCTGCGCAGCCAGTCGAGCAAGGCCGCGCGCAGATCATGTTCCATCGGGTTCAGTCTTTCGTGATCAAGGGCCAGAGGAGCTGCGCCATGCGCCAGCGGTGGGGATCGCGGCGGGCCTTGCGCAGGCGGGTTTCGGCATGGGCTTCGGCAAGGCGGCGGGCTTTGACGGAAAGGCGTGCGGCCAGTGCGTCGGCGTGCGGGGCGGAGGCTTCGATCACAGCAGATGCAGCCTGCGCCAGGGGCGCCACAGCGCGGAGACCGAAGCCGGTGCCGCGTGCATTTCGGCAGCGTCGCGCTCGCGGAAATGATGTGCGGCCAGCCGCACGATCCCCTGGCATAGCGCTTGGGGCAGGCTGGCCCAATCGGGTGCAAGACCTGCCGTGAAGCGCACGGCGATGCGGCTTTCTTCCGGCACTCGCAGCAGACGGACAGTGCCGGTCCCGTCGGCGTGGAGGTCGAATTCGTAATCCTCGGGGGCCAGCGTGGCGCGGGCGCCATCGACGGCGAGGGTTTCGATGCCGGTTATGGACTGGACGGGGCGGGTGGAAAGCCCCTGCCACTCGCGCACCGCGGGCAGCAATTGCTCGCATTCGGCGGCGAGCGGCATGGAGCCGGTGAAGCCTTCGCACAGGGCGAGCGCTGCATGCAGCAGGGCGGTTAGCGCCGCATCGTCGGCGGTGCTGGAGATGGCGAGCCATTGCTTGAGCTCGGCCAGCGGCGCGCCGGAAAGGTCGGCCGGAACAAGGATTACCCGCGTCATGCGGCTCTCCTGAATTGGGGTGGATGAGAAAACCCCCTCCTCTTTGGAGGAGGGGGTTGGGGGTGGT